TTCAGGCCAATTACTTTGAAGGCACAGCGGGAACTAGAAGTTATTTCAACGGCAATGTTGGTATAGGAACAAATAATCCTAGTGCAGAACTAGAGATAGCTTCATCAACAGCGACTCTAAGATTAACAGATTCTGATTTATCAAGTCATTTTAGTGAAATAGAAAAAGCTGGAATATATTTAAGTTTCTACTCTAGAGCTAATACTGCTAACGGAGGGTTTATATTCATTGGAGATAACGGGACTACTGATACGGAGTTTTTGCGCATTGATACTGCTGGTAATGTTGGTATAGGATCAAATAGTCCTAGCGCACCATTAGATATAAAAGCCGCTGTCGCAAATAATGCTCCTTTACTAAAACTTAGAAACGAAAACAATTCTAATGGGGCAAGTATACAATTTATTGATCAGTCTACTGCTCTACAACCTGCAAACATAACTTACAGACACGCAGATTCTCAATCACAAGGTGGAGGAGCTTCTTTCAATTTTACTGGTGAACCAGATTTAACATTAGTTGTTGGAGACTCTACCAACAAAGGTAGAATGGTTGTTAGTAGTGCAGGTTCTGTTAGTGAGGCTGATTATGGTTTCTATGATAATGTCAATATGGGCATGTCAAGGATGTCGTCAAATGAGCTTGGGCTTATCACAGCGGGGGTAGAGAGAGTGAGGGTTGATAGTGATGGTAAAGTAGGTATAGGAACAAATGATCCAAGTGTCCCTCTAGAAGTAAATGGAAATATCAAGTGTAATGCTTTGAGTGCAGGAGTAGGAATTGAATTGCACACAAGTTCAACTACTAATTTTTTATCTTCTCAAGAGTCTGCGAATCAACTTGTAATTAGAAATACTGGACCAAATAAAGATATAGTTTTTCAAGTTTCTGACGGTTCTTTATCTGAAATTCTAAGACTTGATGCCTCACTTCACACGGTCAATGTAAATGGTAAACTTAAATTAAACCAAGCTTCTAATGAGGTTATCATGTCAGATGGTAGTTTGCGAATAGATATCGACAATAACAATGATCAAACTGATAGGGTATTTGTAATATCCAAACATAACGCTGCAACTGAACTCATGCGGGTTCAAGAGGATGGTAAAGTAGGTATAGGAACAAATAATCCAGAAACACAATTACAAGTTGATACTCCTGCGACTAACCAAATTGGAAACGGTATAAGAATAAATAGACCTGCTGCTGGAACGCATTATCATGCACTTGAGTTTTCTACTGATGGAACTTGTGACTGGTCTATAGGTCAGAACGCAGCGGATGCTTTAGAGATTTACGAAAATGGTGGTGATGCCACAACAAGATTAACTATTTTAGAGGGAGGTAATGTTGGTATAGGATCAGATAATCCATTTTCAAAACTTCATGTCGAAGACACAAGCAGCACACAAGCAATTAGAGCTTACAATGGAAGCCACTTTGCAGCTATGGGTGCGAACAGTAATGCCGCATGGATTACGGCAGGAGGAAACCCAGCTCACGGGTTACGGTTATCCGCTGGTGGCAATGGATCTTTATCTGTATATGCTTCTCGCGGTGTAGCGATAGGAGAATACCCCACGACAGATCCTGGAGCAGACAACCTTAGTGTCGCAGGTGGTTTAAGCCTAAAGGGAGCCTCTTTAAGTTCATATCACCAATTTCAGTCAGATCCAGTCTCATCATCAGACGGTAACAATTTGTTCACAGTTGGTGGAAACGGTATGTTTGGTGGTTATTCAAGAGCCGTTTCCATGTTTTCAAGCACTGTTGGTGTATGGAATAGTTGGGTCGGCACTAACTTGAGATTTGACGGAACGAACTTTAAAAGAGCTTCCGACAATGGAGGTCAAAACTGGGGTAATATAGCAGGAATTAGATTTTTAGGTAATAATTCTACGACAGGAGCTTCTATAGTATTTTTAGTAGATCCTCCAACCCAATCAAATCCACCTAGCGGAGAACAAACGGTTGCAAGTTTGTCAGGAATGGAAGCTTTAGAAATACATAACGATAAAAAAATCGTTATGTCTGGCACTCTCGAAGTAGGTGGTATAGTAAAAACTACCGAAGTAGAATCTTCTGGAGCTTTACTTTTAGATGCTGCCCTAGATATAACTATAGATGCGGGTGGCCAAGACATTATATTAAGTGATGATGGAACTATATTTGGTACTTTAAGTAATTCAAGCGGTTTTCAAATTAGGTCAAGGGTAAACAATGCTGATATGTTGTTTCGTGGAGTTGATGGCGGCACAGAATTTACTGCTCTTACCCTTGATATGTCAGAAGGTGGTAACGCAACTTTTGCAGGTAGCACAACAGCAAAAGGTAATGTAACTGTAACAAACACAGGCTCTGGTAATGCTTATCTTAAAGCATTCGCCACAGGAACTGGTGCTGCGGGTTTATATATAGATGCTGTTGATGGAGATGCTGCTGGTTCTGATTATTTTTCACTTAGACAATTAGATAATAAAGCTATTGAGTTTAATGCTAGAACGGGAACTGGTAATACTTTATTTTATTCAAAAGGTTTACTTAACCTTACACAAAATGGTGCAAATTCAACTTTTGCAGGAGATGTGGTCGTAAGTGGCGGCGATATCACATTAGGTGGGACAGGTAGAATCCAAGGTATAGATACTGTTTCATCAGGGACGGACGCTACAAGTAAAACTTACGTTGATAATGCTATTACGACTGGTCTTGGAAGTTACTTGCCACTAACAGGTGGCACAATGACTGGTAATATAGTTCTAGGTAGCAATAATGTAAACTTTAAAACAGGCGGGAACTCCACAAGCCCAAACTTCTTTGGACATAGATCATCTACTGATTTAGACAGCAGGTTCACCACAAGTGAAGCGGGTTGGAGTTATACTACTTTTAATGCTAATAGTTCTAATGCTCCAAGCTCTGGTCTACATAACGGTAACGGCTTATTGAGTTTCAACACTCACGCAGGGAATTATGGTCATCAAATAGCAATGACCACATCTACCCAGAAGATCTGGTTTAGAACCAACAACAACGGAGGGTTTGGTGATTGGCAGCAAATTTTTACAGATGCTTATCACCCAAATGCAGATACTTTAACTACAGCAAGGACGATTAATGGTGTTTCATTTGATGGTTCCGCTAATATTACAGTATTTGATAGCACTAAGTTACCACTATCAGGTGGCACACTCACTGGCAACTTAACAATAGGTAGTGATACTAATGAGAAAGACTTCATAGTATACGGTAATGATACTGGTGAAAAGTTAAGTTGGGATGGTAGTGAAAGTAAATTGCAAATTTATCATGACACAAATGACTTTGGGCTTGGTATATTTACAGTTTCATCAGCATCCATGAGTCAACCTCAATTGAAAGTAGGTAGAGATCAAAATCAATATTGGGGGGTTTACACTGAAGATAGAAACGCACGTTTAATACATAGACAAGATGAAACTAGTGGTTCAATGACCACAAGATTTGTCCAATGGGATAGTAATACATCAGACACTAATGCTTCATGGGTTTGGGAGCATGGTAATGGTAGTGGCGGGAATATAGCAAATGCTATGACTTTGACTCAAGCAGGAAACTTAACTATAGCTGGTAAGGTAGGTATAGGAACAGATGCACCAGCATTTACTAATGGTAGTGGTTTAGAAATTGAAGCGACAACAGCGACATTAAGACTCCAAAAAATAGGAGCTAATGCAGCCGAATTAAATATGGGCGCAAGCTCTTTTGACATAAGAGATTTGTCGTCTGGTCACATAAATTATTATGTGTCTAATAACATAAAGTGGAAAATGAATGCCGATGGCTTTCATAGTCAAAATATAGCTAACGGTATTTCCTTTTATGGAGACTCTAGTCTAAATCATGCTATTGTTTCACGAAACACTTTGGGTTCTAATGCTGATGATTTAAGAATAAATTCTTATGGAGCAGTTTATATAAACTTAGACTCTAATAACAATAATACTTCTGGAGCAGATTTTGCAATTGGGAGGCATGGTGGTGGCACAGGTACAATCGCAAATACGAGCTTTTTCTACCTTAACGGAGAAAATGGCAACTTAGGTCTAGGAACAACTGGTCCAACAGAAAAACTCCATGTTGAAGGAAGATTAAGACTTGGGACGACTCCAGTTATCAATTCACATGATGATATCACTATAGATATAGATTCTAACAACAATCAAAGTGATAGACGTTTTGCAGTTACCAAAGATGGAGAAGCTACTGAACTTATGCGAGTTCAGGAGAATGGTAACGTTGGTATAGGAAGCAACGCCCCAGCGCACAAATTAGATGTTGACGGTTATGTTCAAGTTCAAAACTCCGCAGATAGTAGCTCTAGGTTATATTTAAAAGGGGGTAGAAGTTATTTCTTAACTTCAACCGTAGGAGGTGATTTTGGTTTATATGATGATGATGTAAGTGCTTATCGTCTATATGTTAAGAATAATGGTAATGTAGGTATAGGAACAAATAATCCACTAGGATTGCTGATGCTTCGTAAAGATCAGACAGCCCCTACTAGACTAATTATATCAAATGGAGGCACTGCTAATGCCAGCACATCTGCTCGATTATCTTTTTACGAAGGAATTGCTGAAAAGAATTACATAGAAAGAAGGAGAGATGGTTCTGGTGATTTTGCTTTTGTATCACCCGCTGATGATAATCCTTTTGTTTTTGAGAATTCAAGCGGAGAATTTGTTAGATTTGTTAATAGTAAAGTTGGCATAGGGACAAATAATCCAAGTTCTGTTTTACATGTATCAGGTGGTTCAGGTACGATACCTACTTTAAGTACTTCCCATCCCCTTACAATTTCTAACGCTTCTAACTCTGGTATATGTATAATATCAGGTAACACTTCTTCTGTAGGACAAGTTGTTTTTGGCGACCCAAATGATGCGGATGTAGGAAGAATAAGATATCAACACAGTGATAATTCATTAAGGTTTTGGACTGATGCGAATGAGCGTGTAGCTATTGACTCAAGTGGTAAGGTTGGTATAGGAATAACTAATCCAAACGCTAAACTAAAGGTAAATGGAGTTATTTTTTCTCAAGGAGGCAACTATACATCAGGTGTTGAAACTAAAACCGATGCTGGTCTGATAATGACCAAAGGCGATTATTTATATTCTGACGATGGAAATTATCCAAGAAGGCTTTTAGGACATACATCTAGTGGTGTAATTGAAATAGGTCAAACTGGGACATCTCTTATCTCTGATATAAAACTACACCCTGGGACTAGCGGTAATATACTGTTTTTCGCATCTGGCTCGGAAGATGTAAGGATTAATTCTTCAGGTAATGTTCTCATCAAAGGGGCTAATGATAATAGTAACAAGGCAGATTTCGCTGTAGGTGTCGGAGGAAGCCCAAGGGTTTCATGGCATGGAAACCAAGTTCAGATAGGCGGGACCGACATGAACTACAATGGAAACATCACACATGATGGGACTTTTAGAATGACCTCTTGGTCTAGCCCTATAAACTTCATGTGTAATTCGGGTTCTGGAAGTAACTCAAGAGACATATCATTTACGCCCTTTAACGGCACTTCACCCGTAACGTCAGTTACCATGAAAGGTGCTGGTCAAGTTGGTATAGGCACTGATAATCCATCAGATGGAGATTTAACAATAAATGCACCAATACTTCATGTAAAAGGCCCAGACACTGCAAGCGCTTATAATCTAGTCGCTAGATTCCAAGCAGGTAACGACTCTGATAATACAGGAGCATCTATAGTTATTAACCACGGTAACGATAGAGGTTTATTAATTAAAGCTGGTAGAAAAGATAGTGATAGAGAAGTTGCTTTTTTTGACTTAATATCATCTGGTGCTAACTTAACTAACATGCTTACTATGGGTAAGTATGGGAGTGCTTATAATGTAGGTATAAGAACAACTAGTCCACAAGCGGAGCTTGATGTCGCTGGAGAGATTAGAGCTGAATCAAATATGACCTTGGGTTCTGATGGAACCTTCGGAAGTGCCTATGGAGCCATTGGTATAGGAACAACAAACTTGACAAATGGTCATCATAGAATATTCGCCAAATCCTCTGACCATATGTACTTTGCTGCTTCATCAAGTAAAGGGTTTAGATTTAGGCCAAACGGTGGAACATCAACAGCATCTGCTGGAGTTACAATTACAAGTGCAGGTAGACTTGGCGTAGGTATAACAAACCCATCAAGTAAAATGGCTGTAGGTGGCGGTGTCGCTATTGGCGCTAGTTACGTTAGTAGTTCAGCACCATCTAATGGGGCAATTATCCAAGGTAATGTAGGAATTGGAACATCTAATCCATCTTACGCGCTACAAGTAAATGGAGCTATTGTGGGTAATTCTAAATCATTTTTAATTGATCACCCAACCAAAGAAGGAAAACAGCTTCTTCATGCGTGTATTGAGGGACCAGAACACGCAGTATATTTTAGGGGCAGGAGTAATTTAAATATAATTACAATGCCAGATTACTGGGAAGGTTTGGTCGACCTAAATACAATGACTGTAAGTCTAACTGCAATAGGAGACAATCAAAATATCTATGTTGATACAATCGCAGAAAACGGAGACATAACTGTTGGCTCAAATACAAATGAGCCTTTAAATTACTTCTACGTTGTCTATGGAGAAAGAAAGGATATAGATAAACTGGAGATAGAAATTATAAAGCCAGAATATTCTAACTAACTCTTTTTAGAAGAATTGTTGATTAATCCTTTTCTTCAACAACTTCAAAGTCAGTAGGCTCACCTGCAAATTCGGAAGAATCAGGCTCTGCATTTTGTTTCTGTAAATGAGAACCAAATTTCTTAGCAAGAATAGAGCCAGCTTCTGCCACGTTAAGGCCACCAGCTTTAACAGCGATATCAATGAGTTGGATTGTCACGTTAATTTCCTCTTCGGATAGTTCAATTTTTTTATTCATAGTTTAAAATGTATTAAAATCTATATAATAATATATGCTAGATTGCATTTTTCTAATTCCAATTGATCATAGAGGCATACAAGGGAAATTATTTCCACAATATTTAGAATTAAACTCTTGGTGCGAAAAAAATAACGCTAAAATTCTTACTTGTAATGGTTTATTTTTAAACTTCGCACGTAATTATTTAGCTACTGGAGGTAAAGGTTATGTAGATACCACTCCTCCTCCAGCAAAATGGCTATTTTGGATTGATTCTGACGTAGAATTTACTATTGAACAGGTAGAGTATATGATGAAAATACCAGAAGATAAGAAATTTGTTACTGGTTGGTATAGATCTGATTACAGCGATCACGCGATGGTGGGGAATTGGGATGAAGATTTTTTTAGGGAAAAGCTCCACATGCCATTTACTTCGGTAGATTGGTTAACAAAAATAGGAGAAGAAGACTCTAATAAGCTAGTCCAAGTAGATTGGTGTGGTTTTGGATTTACCAAAGTCCACAGATCAATATATGAGCAAATGAAATACCCTTATTATCCTTTAAGGGATGCTAATATCGCAAATTGTCAACATCCTATTAAAAAAGACCAAAAAATAGATGTTAATGACCTTAGTTTCGAAGATGTAAGTTTTTGCCGAAATTGTTACGACGAAACAAAAATTAAACCTTTAGTAGCCCCTAAAATAAGAGTAGGTCACTTAAAGTCGTTTTTAGTGTAATTAAAAATAGATAAATTAAAATTAAATTATATTATTAGTATGCCAGCGAAAAATTCAGACAAAGTTCTAGGAGATCCTATTCCAAGAGATGAGCCTTTTGTAGTACCAGCCAAACCAGAAGAAACTTTTGATTCTGTATGGTTGCGTAGCATCAATATTTATGTGCCGAACACCTCCACAGAAGCTCCAACAGAAGGTAGTATAAATGTCGAAATGCTACCTTATGACGGATCTAATGAAAAAGTATTTGTAACTGCCGATAATGAAGGTGTGGAATATATTAATGTTCCTAACCGTGTAAACGGTAGGAAAAGTTTTTGGGATTGTGTAAATGAAGTCCCAGAAGTTAAAGCTGCTATGGATGCAATTATCGCAGCGATTCCTGCTTTGAGAGATTGGGCTAATACACCACCGCCAGAGCCTGATCCACCAGTAGATCCAGACTTTGGTGTCGATCCAGAGCCTACTCCTGATCCAGAGCCTACTCCTGATCCAGATCCAGAGCCAGAGCCAGAGTTAGAAGAAGAGTAATATAACTACTCACCCACAGAATAGATGTGGAAATGAGGGGTATTACCTTCTTGGTAATCGTTTTTAAAGATTAGACATGGGATTTTTTTCCCATTTACGACTATCTCTCCAGAGAGATACTGTCTACCATTATCCTTACTCTTTATCCAAAATGATCCCACCTTGTTCTTTGTCCAAGGAGACTTTTCCAATTTCGTTGAATGTGGTTTCGAGGAGGTCGAGGAAATCTCTTTTTGCATGATGTGGTACTTTGGTATATTGTTTCTTCAATCGACGATATACCCTTTTTGAAACTGTGTCAACAGGATTACAGATTTTTCTAAGTCTTTTAGCAACTCTTTGGTTCATAATTTAGCAATATATGTTTCGGAATCTTTAATAAAGCCCATTTTTTGGTAGAATTTGGCTACCTTGCTGGATTTAGGATGAGCTTCTACACAGCTCATCATGACATATTTAAATTCTTTTTCTCTAGCGAACTTCATAGCGATACCTAAGAGCTTTTGACCAACTCTTGGATTTTTAGAAAGCCAAAGATATTCCGCAAATATCTCTTCTCCAAATTTTTCATTCTTATTGTTCAAGAATGCAATCATCGCGTCGAATTTACCTTCATCATTGTAATTAGCCCAGACAAAGAAATCCCAAGCCAAAAGAGATTTATCTCCGAAAGCATTAAAGATGTATTCTTTGTTGTGAGTTAAAAGAGCGTGACCTTGCTCTTTATTTTCGAAACTAAATAAGTCATCGATATCATCCAAAAGAGTTTTAAATTCTTTAGGGTCTAGTATTCTCTTAATCATTTATTTAAAGCCACGATAAGCTTTCTAGCTTCTTTAGCCGAAATGTCTGAAAAAGAACTCCATGTTTTAGCTTCCTCATTTCTATACTTTTCGCTCTTCCATAAGTCTCGAAGAACATCTTTACACGACTCAAATGAATCTACTCCATGTTTTTCTCTTAATGTCTTTGTAAGAAGCTCTACAGGAGTAACAGGGGTAGCTATGGCATCTGCCTCGACTGCTTGACCTGCTCCTTGTGACTTATCAATCTCATCTGCTCCGACGATGTGAATATTGAGATAATTACGGACACAACGGACAAAAGCTCGGTTACAAGCAATCGTTTCTAAGAATTTAGCACAAAAACTATCTGTATTCGCAAGGGTAGCGTTAGCATAGTCTTGATATGCGACTTCATGCTGGGTCTCATAATTCTTATCCCAGTTTATCGTGCATTTGGCTGTTACATAGCCATCTGAAAGATGGGTTACATCAAAAGCTACAGTGGAATATCCTCTCATTTTAGCTAGCTCTTTGATTCCTCCAAGCATGATCAGAAGCTGTTTATCTTCCAAGCCCTCTGGAGATGTAGGAACTGGCTTATTACGGACATCAAACCAACCTTTATTGGGATACAGAAACTCTGGCTTAATCATAGCCCTCCAGTTTACCGTTCCGTCCTCGTTGAATGCATAATCCACATTCTCTAATAAACCATGCTCGTTGCGTATATACGCATCAGGTCCATAGAATTTCTTTGCTGTTTTCTTCTTTGCTGTTTTAGTCGCGCTCATAGATATAAAAATGGTCTGATTCTCTCCAATATTCAGGAGTATCAATCACTTTATTATTACTGTCAAGACCTTTTTTCCAGTGAGCATAACTTAAATATTCTTTGCCCCCTTCAACAAGCCTTAAAGAAGACATAAATCTAGAATCATCACTAAGCTCACAAGGAGCTTTTTTATCGGAGTGATAAGATATTACAGGAATATCAAAGTATTTATTTCTTATACTATTTAGCTCTTCTTCTTTTTTGACTATCATAGACATGTTAATATCCATGTTTTTTAGAATCTCAAAGTAGTTTTCTGGAATAGAATCCCAACTTTTATCTAAAAATAAATAAAATTTATTTACATTTTTTGCTATTTTTTGCAATCCATGAGGTTGGATTAAGCTAGAAGCAAAAATATTTACAGGATACGAAGAACAATACTTCATAAAAGGATCCTCATTAAAAGCGTAATCAGCTCGAACCATTAATTCTTGCCCAGATTTTATTTTCAAAGGATTAAAAGAAGTAGGAATAACTTCTACAACAGGGTTTTGGAATGAAGAACCTATATATTTAGTAGTGAATCTAATATCTTCTTTTTCTATTTCGAGAAAGTCTAAAACAGATTGAGCTACAACTTCAGGTTTTATGCTGTCGATTTGTTTTTTAGGGTCTTCAATGTTAAAACATGGTTTTTTGTTCCATTTAGGCTCCAGCGTTACATTTATAGATTCATCAGAGAAAACAGGTTTCGCATTAGCAGCAAAAACATTACCGAATAAAGTAACTGTAGGCAATTTTTTAGAGCTAGATAACTGCGCTAAAGCACTGTCACATCCTAAATGGACTAAAGATTTAGATAAAATAAAAGACTGCTGTTTAAAAGAAACATTTAGAGCAGCATCCACCCCTTCTATTTTTTTAGAACCCCCTAACTGCACAACTTTAATTTTTGCACGTTCTAAAAAAGGTTTTAAAAGACTAACTACTATGTCGTAGTGAGAATAAGTTTTAGAGGAAACATTAGAAGCTTGATGGATAGTAATATACTTATCAAAGCAAATAGGAAAGTAATGATCTTTTACTACAGGGTTGCTTATTTTAACGCCTAGACTTTTTGCATACTCTTCAATTAAATGAGACATTATATTAGTGAAAATTGATGTTTATCTAATCCATTGTGGATATAAGATATATTTTTTTGGGTAGTAGAGTGTGGATAAAATACCATATCAAAATAACCTTCGTGGTCAGACACACCCTCCATAATCAACGAGTTTTCTACCACAGGATTGTAAGGAAGTAATTTATAAATAGCTGGATTGTCATCGATATAAGCATAACATTGAGGTTTAGTGAAAATATAAATGTTATATTCTTTGTATTGTGATTTTAAGTTTTTTAATAAAGAATTAATCAATAAAACATCTACCTCACTTTGAGGTATGACCACAGCTATTCTTTTACTGTCCCCTTCTTTAGATAGCAAGTCTTCTAAATCTGGAGTTTTTAATTTTTGGGTTTCCTGTATAGCTACTTTCTTGAAGTAATTTACTACTTCAGTTGGATTTTTACCAGATCTTAGTTGAGTCATCCAGTGTTTAAAACCTTGGGAATTTTCGTCAACATCATCGCATAAAATATTTTTATAAATGTCAATTAGAAACTCTTCTTGAGAAGTATAGTTATTTCTAGGTTGATAATTAGGGTTGTAATCCATCCCCTTGGAATCAAAGTCATAGTCTATAGGAGGCATTTTATCAATTATCTCTTCGAGCTGTTTACCTATGACTTCAACACTAAAATTATCTACAACCCACTGCCTAGATTTTTTTTCCATAGCCACTCTTTTATCCTGCTCCATATCTCGAACTAACTCTAGTTTTTTAGCTATATCATCCGCAGAAGTAGACGCTTTAATAAATTGAGTCCCAGGTTCTCTATACTCACTCCATTCCAAAGGAATACCCCCAGACTCTTCTGAACAGCTATCTTCCCCACAAGAATAATTAGTTACTAAAGTAATCATCTCTGTGAGTTTAGCTTCTTGGATCGGAATCTCTTGGCCACCACTTGTAAAAGGATGACAGTATACATCCATCAAATTGTAGATTTCGTTTAATTGAGAATCACTTACCCCTCTACCTGTGTTAGTTGTGTTCACAGATTTTTGTGTGCCACAAGAAGCGCATGTAAGTTCTTGCCCCCTGAAAGGAGATATATGATACAATCCGCATTTATTGCAAATATAAGTAGTGATAATATCTTCTGGATTGATACCTTTTTCTTTGATAAGTCTAGGGATGTCCCAACCTTCAGACCAGTGTGTGTGTAGTAGTAATTTTGCTTTTGGCTCTTTTTCTTTAAACAGTTTAAATCCTTCGAGCATATTAGGGACACTCTTTCTTAATTGATTCCTAAATACAAACCCGACAATAAACTCATCAGATAAATTGTTAGACTTTCTTAAAGAAGCTCTCTTTTCATCGCTCAATCTAAAAAATTTACTAGTGTCTAAAGATCCTCTTAAAGTTTTTACATGGTTATACCCCATCTCTTTCATCCCTGTCTCTGCGAAAGAAGCCCAAACATAATAATTTTTTATTTTAGGGGCATATTCAATAGCTTGGGGCAAAATAGGAAGACTATCTAGTGTAGTCCAAATCATTGTATTGATTTTGTTCCACCAAGGCTTTGTATGGAACGAATTAAAAGCCCAAATATCTTCCATACCTATATAAACATCTGGTTTAAATTCTTTTATAGCTTTATCGACTAATTTACGCCCATAGCCTTCAGCTCTTTGATCTTCAGCACTTAAACCCTGTAATTCGTTAGGTGGTAAACCAGACCCTCGACACTTCCAAGGCAAAAGCTTTGTAGAAGGATCATCCCATTGAACTCCGTTGGCTAGCTCTACAATATTATACTTCTCTGTATTATATAGGTATCGAAGAATATTTTTTTTATTCTTACCGAAACCTGTATAAGCTCGACAAAAATTAGAATGTATTAATACAGTCTTTTTTTTACTCATTTATCTCGCAAACTATTATTTTTTGTCAGCCTATGTATGTAAAGCTCTTGGAGATAAAATTTACAAAATTCTAAAAGATTGTAAGCCTCTGACATCTCAACTCCGATACCGAACTTATTTGCTGAATTTCTTGTCACCCCAAATGAAAAAGCAGGAGTCCCATTCTTCTTTTGATAAGGTTTGAACGAGATAGAAGTTTTATTATCTTCGTAAGAATGAAAAGCCGAAAATTCAGTATACTTTTCTACAGCATGAATAAATCCACCAATTTCATTTTCATTTAATTTGATAGAAATAGACTTATCTGGATCTTTAGCATTTTCAGAAAATGACCCTGTTCGCGTCTTATCGTTCCAAGAATACTGCTTTACAGCTCGAATATAAACGCATGGTTCTTGGTTTTTATTATTGGCTCCGATATCAAAGCTAAAAGCACAACCTTTATTACTAGAATTAGGTTTATAATACTGAACAATCATGTAGAATATTAAGCAACTAGGGCTTTTTTTCTACATAAATTAATTTTTAGCTTTTTTAATTTGATCGGGAGTAGGAGCGCCTTTTTCTCCTTTTTTACGCATCTTTTCACCAGAACCTCTTTTAATTCGTTCTCTTTTTTTTCTGATATTTTCCCAAAGACTGCTAAATGTTTTATAATCAGGTCCAGCCATATAAAGAGTTTTACCTTTATCGTTTTTGTAAGTATGATAACCTTTTAGGCCAAACTCAATAGCATCAGCCATAGCCTCTTCTTTTGTTTCCCTGTAATGATCCATAGGGGTTTTGTTTGATTTAGAAAAATAGTAATAAATATCTGAATCATCCCAAGGATTTTCAACTACAATAGATGCTTTACTTTCTGCTTTATCAAATTGAGAAGCGCATACCGCCAGTCTCTGTTTTACATCCTTAAATTCATCTTTAGCTGTGAGATCGACCATACAGCGACTCATAAACTTAGATTTTTTCTCTCCGTCTCTAGGTGATGGCAGTGGCATACTTAAGCTTTTACACCAAAAATAGGCTCACAGATAGTTTTCATGATAAAATCTTTATTTTTATTGAAGATTTTTATTTTACAAAACCTCTCGTAACAATGAGAAAAAACATCCGCTATATTCAAGATATTGTCATAGCGATATGAATCGTAAATGTAAATTTCTTTTATGTAATTAGAGATTAAATCGCCCAATTTTTTTCTAAGTTGAATTTCATACAAACATTTAAAATAATCTCTTTCTTCAGATAATTCTCCCACTGCACAAAATTTAGATAAGATTTGATATTGGTTTTCTTCAGGTAATCCTATTTCTAATAACAAATCAACTAAATCTATGAATGGATGCCCCATATACACAGAATCAAAACTATCAAAGTAAAACATTTTTTTATCAAAAAATATATTGTCTAAACAAAGGTTACCGTGACATTTAAATTTATAAGGAAGGTGTGTTTTTTTAGTCAATGCATACGTCTCTTCTTTTAATTTTTTCATGAATTCTCGACATAAAGGATAATCTGTATAACTTTCAAATGCTCGAAGAGAATCTTTTGGTAAATAGTTTTGAGGGTCTAAATTGTTGAAAAACTTATCTAATGAAGTTTTATATGTAGGCCGAACAGATTTAGTGCATTGAAAATCAAAGTAATTAACAAAAAATAAATCCATATTCTCCATGAGACACGATCTTCCATAATCTCGAACGCTCTCATAAGATGGTATAATTGTGAGTAAATAAGAAATATTTTCTCCTATTTTAATTTCCCCATAACTTTTAAACTTAGGGACAGTTTTTGATTTGGTGTTTTTTATAACGGAAGCTTCTTTTTTTAAGATACCATCAGAATCATCTAAAGATATTTTTAGTTTATATTTTTTTTGATTTATATCTGTTATAGTAAAAACATCATAATTATCCTTAATTTCACCCAAAGAGATGTTAGTTACATCTAATTTAGAGTCTACTTTTTCAATAACTTTACTTGCAAAAGTTAAATCTTGTTCTTGATTTTTAGTCTGCGGGAAAGCGTAAACTTTACCTTTAAAGAGAGAAGAAAGCTTCATCAGCTATAATAAAAGAAACCCCCCCTTTTTCAAGGGAGGGTTTCCATCATGAGCAAACCACCTAACATTAGGTGACCAATTATCCAGCAAGACTAGAACACCTTACCAAAATTTTTTTCTGCGATTCTGACCCCAGAAATGCTTGCTTTAGAGAAGCGGCGGGTCCGATTATAATTGCGATCATAAATCACAATTGTTTGATCTGTTTCAGATTGTAGCTGGGCGTTTACTGATTCGCCTTGCTTTGTGTAAAGTCCAAAGAAGCGCCCTTTGGAATTACGAATAGCATTCATTACTCGCATGTTAACTTTCTTCATATAGCTATCTTAGAGAATTCTAGAGATTTGTCAACTACTTTTATGGAAATTTTATCTATATTCCTATTTTTTACTATGTAGTTTGAGATGGGAACTTGCACAATAGTCTTCACTGCGTTTTTAATTTGTCTGGCATGGCTTTTCTGCATTTTAATTTGGTTTAAAATGTGTTTTTCTACGCTTTTATTGATACAAATTTCTATATCTCTTTCAGAAAGTCTGTCTTGTATAGCTGATAATTCGGCTCTAATAATCTTGAGTAACTCGGATTCTCCTAACTCATTAAAAACTAACACCTCATCTACTCTAGCGAGTAATTCGGGTCTAAAATATTTTTTAAGAGAGTTTTTATAGATTTCATCTTCATTCTCTTTTTGTGGAGCGAACCCCATGCTTCTTTTTGTTTTCTCTTTGTGACCGACATTAGAAGTCATAACTATTATAGTCTTACTTAAATCAATTCTTCTATTAAGGTTGTCTGTAAGATATCCTTCATCTAGTATTTGTAGTAAAATATCTAAAACCTTTGGCTCACATTTTTCTACCTCATCAAACAAAACCACACAATTAGGATTATTTCTAACGTATTCAGTCAATAAACCCCCTTCTTCATATCCTATATAACCAGCATTAGCACCCAAAAGCTTGGAAATACCTGTTTTATCTTGATATTCGCTCATATTTAGCTGCAAAAACGATTTTTCATTACCGAAAAAGTATTTAGCTATTTTCTTTGCTGTGAATGTCTTACCAACGCTTGTAGAACCAATAAACAAAAAGTTACTTAATGGCTTTAGAGGATCGTTTAGACCAGCTTTAACACATGCTAATGCGTTATGTATGACTTTTATGTTCTTCTCTTGACCAAAAACTTCAGAGTTCATCTGATTGTAGAATTTAGTAAAAGAAGAAGTGTTTTTGGCTATTGTTTTGGGAGATAAGCCCGTTTTTTCTTCAAAAACAGAAAGAATATCTTTCTGTCTTATGTTTTGCTTTCTACCTTTCCTCTCTGCGTATCGAGCCATGACTTGTAGATAGTTTTTTAGCATTAAAGTAAATTTTTCTTCATCTAATTTCTCATCCTCTGTAGTCCCCATCAAAAATTCACAAAATGATGTTCTTACTTCCTCGACAGTAGAAGGAACTTCGTTGTATTTTATTTTAGTTCTGGCTCCTAATTGGTCAATTACATCAAATGCTTTGTCTGGGAACTTCTTGTTACTTAGAAACTTATCACACAAATCAATAATGGTATCTATATCTGACTCCTTATACTTAACATGGTGAAAATCTTCGTAGTAAGGTAAAGCTTTCATCACGATCTCTTTAGTATCTTCTTTAGAAGGTTCTTCGACAAAGATTTTATCAAACCTTCTCTTCATAGCAGTATCTTTCTCAAAGAATTTTTTATATTCTTGAGATGTAGTAGCCCCAATACATTTTATATCGCCCCTCGCTAAAGCTGGCTTAAGCATATTAGATGCATCGACCGCTCCTTCAGAATTTCCTGCTCCTATTATTGTGTGTATTTCATCAAAAAACAAAATAATACTAGACTCTTTTTCCGCTTCAGCGATAAGAGACTTAAATCTTTCCTCAAACTCGCCTCTATATTTTGTCCCTGCTATCATAGCGCTTATATCCACAGCATAAATTTGCGCTAGAGACATATAAGGTGGGCTTTCTTGGTTGATTATTTTCTGTACGAGACCCTCTACTATAGCGGTTTTGCCAACACCCGCATCGCCGACTAAAATAGCATTACTCTTATTCTTTTTAGATAAAATTTCTACTAACTCATCTATCTCACGATCTCTACCAGAGATAAGAGAGGATTTTTGAGTCACAAATCTTTCGTTTAAATTAACGCAGTATTTTTTTAAGTTAGACAAAGAATCTCCTGAAGAATCTTTTTTACTACGAGATTTTAATTTAAATTTTTCTTCTATATCCAATCTCGTAGAGTCAGTCAATATGGTTTTTATTTGATCTGTAGGAGGAATACTCGTCTCAAGAATATAAGTTTCGATAATATCTTTAGCGTGTATGGTATCTATACCATTACTCTTCATATATTCTATGAAATGACCTTCCATATCCAAGATCGTGTAAAGAATATGTTCAATGCCTATAAAGTAACTGTCGAAGTTATCTGAAAAATCTTTAGCAAAAAATATAATTTCATTTACATCTTCGTGCCAACCTCCTTGGCCTTTGGAAGCTTGAAAATAGTCTTTATTTTGAGCCGCATACTTCTTAAACAACTTAATAAATTTCTTCCCTGCTATATGAAGATCATAAGACTTTAGCCTGACAGCACAACTGTCAGATATATTCATCATGCAACCGTAAACTAAGTGAGCTGTTGTTACTAGAGTGTGTCCATTAGCTTCTGCAAATTTTTGCGAATCCTTAAGCCCCTTTTTTGCTTTGGGTGTTAAATTGAAATCGGTTAGACCCATCATAATTCTTTACACTATTTAAGTTCAGATAGCTTCATGTAGATTTTGTCTTTTAAAGGGAAAATCTTATCTATAAACACAATATCATCTCCTTTTGAACCGTATATTATCACAACATCGGACTTTTTGGGTAATTTTTTCCCAGAATCTAAATAATCTGTTAATCTAGCATCTCTACTACTGTCTAAGAATAAACCCTCTAAAACCCCACCTTCATCTTGCATAGTTAAGCGAGCATATTTATTACCGTTCCTACTGGTTCTACGCATAATATCCGTCAAAACGCCTACAAATTTTACATTAGCGCGATCATTAAGTTCTTTAACGGTATCTGCCGAATGAAAGTCATCTTCATAGCTAAAAACCTGCCTGATATTATGAGAATAACTATAACCTAAAAGCTTTTCTTCAAAAAACCAATTAGCATACTTAACATGCTTTTTGTTCATCTCATAAATATCTTTATATGGCTGATATTTTTTGCGAAATGTCTCAAATCTTTTGTCTGAAAACATCTTCCTATTATCATCTCCAACCATATCTTGCTTCTTGGCGTTATGGATGGAATTGATTATATCATAGTTGTCTTTTTCCCCAAGAGCTAAAAAGTTTCTCTTCTCTCTATCCGTTAAAATATTGAATGTTTGAGCTTCTAAAACTAGTCTAGGACGATTACTTAGGACAAAGGAGTCTAGTAGACCTGCTTGAATTAAAGCTGATAAAGTTCCTATGTTCAAACCTGCTTGTTTAGCAGATAAAAATACTTCATACTTATTAGAAAAAGATTCATCTCTAAAATCTAGTAAAGATTGCAAGACTTTAGTAGATACACCTTTAATTGAATTCAATCCATACCTAATATTTTTACCTTCTATCTTAAAATCAATATCAGATTTGTTTAGATCGGGCGGCAAAAGTTTTATGTCAAAATGAGAAAGTTCTTGAGAGATTTTAGCTATCTCCTCATGAGAGTTGGGTTCATATTTTGCAAACTTTAATAAGCTTAAAAAGAACTCTTGTGGGTATGTAAATTTTAAATAAACCGTTATCGCAGCTAAGTGAGCATAGCTGATAGAATGAGATTTGTTGAAAGAGTAATTAGCTGAATCTTCAGCCACTCTCCATAATACATCTCCGATAGCGCTATCTAGTTTATTAGAGATGATTTTTTCCTCAATTTTAGCTTTCCAAGCTGGCATTTGATCAACCTTCTTTTTGCCAACGATCCTTCTTAATTGTTCGGCTTCATCTAGAGTAAAGCCAACCTTAACAGCCATTTTCATAAGCTGCTCTTGGTAAAGAGGAATGCCTCCAGTGTAGCTTAAAATATCATCAAAGAATTCGTGGACAGATTGGAAGTCTCCAGTTCTTACATAAGTAGCATAATTATCCTTGAAATCTAAAGCTCCAGGTCTTGCTATAGCGACAACAGCAGATAATTGCTCTAGATTTTGTGGCGCTATAAGTTTGCAGACTTTAAAGTTAGTTTCAGCCTCAATCTGGAAAAGACCTTGGGGTGATCGGAGGCAAGATAAAGCTGTGTAAATAATTTGATCGTTAACGTCTATATCAGAAGCGTTTATTCCTACTTGTTTGCAAACATCATAAACAACCGAAAGAGTTCTTAAGCCTAAAATATCAAATTTAACACTAAGGCTAGCCACATCATTCATATCATATCCAGAAACTAACGCATCGTCATTAGTTTTCTGTAGTGGCATAATGTCATCTAGATCGTAATATGAAATAGAAATACCAGATGGATGAACCCCAGTGTTTTTGTTTAATCCTTGTAATTTTTTAGCTATACTAAATACTTTAGGGTATTTGTCAGCGTAAGATTTGAAGGATTCGCTTTCCTCATAAGCTGTATCTAATTTAGCCACAATACCAAAATGTTTGGGGATTGTATCACTGATTTGATTGACATCCATTTCAGAGAGTTCAGCTATAATTTTACCACACTCTTTCATACAAAGCTTACCACTAAGAGTGTTTAAGGTAAGGATCTTCGAAGTCTTACCTTTGTACTTCTTTTCGATATATTCAATAACTTCTCCCCTTCTATCATAAGAAATATCATTATCTACATCAGCCAGTAAGCTACCGTCTAAAAATATTTGTCCCTCATGTTCAATCTTTTTAGCCCTGCTTTTAGAAACGAATCTCTCAAAAAATAAGTCGTATTCAATAGGATCAATGTTAGTGACACCTATCACATAAAGAACTAAGGAACCTGCCGCACTACCTCTACCTGCTCCTGTAGGAATATCATTTTCTTTACAAAAGTTAATTATATCCCAATTCAACAGAATATAATCAACAAATCCAAGATCATCAAAAATAGTTAACTCTTCTTTTAATCTGTCGTAATAGACTTGAGCGTTTTCTAACTCATGTATTCCCTTTTCTTTAAGACGAGTAAAGCAAAGCTTTCTTAAGAATTGGAAGTTATCTCCCAGGTCTTTGCAAGAAACCTCGTCATAATATTTTTTTTGTATTTTAATTTCTGGGAGCTTAACTCCTACGGGAAATGGGGTATTATAACCTTTATATTTATTCTCTGCCATAGTCATCTTGTGATCTAATTATATCATCTTCTCCAAAATATTCTCCAGTCTGAACTTCAACAAAAATCAAATTTTGTAATCCAGTATTCTTAACTCTATGCTTCATCATGCGAGGGATAAAGACAGAATCTCCAACCTTACATGCCCTGCTAATTTTTGAAGTCATAACCAAACCTTCTCCTTTAACGACTACCCAATGTTCATCTCTTCTAAGATGAAATTGTTCACTTAGCCTTTGGTCTGGCTTAACAATAATCCTTTTTACTTTGCAATAAGGCTCTTCTAATAAGTTTTCAAAAGACCCCCAAGGTTTATTTTCTTTGTAATTTTTGCCCATTTATACGTTTTTAATAGCTATTAAGTCCTCCTTGCAATTTGCATCAAACAAAATTGTGTATCCAAATTTATTTAATCTGCGTATTGTTTTTTCTAAATTAGGACCATTAGATTTAAAAGTGTTTTCAGAGTGGGTCTGCTCAAATCTAATATAACCTATATTATATTTTTCGAAATCTATGTCATCTATTATTTTACAATCTAAACCCTCAACATCTATGTAAAGTCTATCTATATATTCTTGATGAAAATAATCTAAAAGATTGTTAATTTTAGTTGCTGGAACTTTTTCTTTTTTAACTTTTTCAGCAGGGCGTTGAAAAATATCTCCTTCAATTTCTTTGTGTTTCGTTACATGTCGCTCCAAAACCGAGCAATGAACATTATTTGGTGTGTTAACTGGATAGAACAGATCGACCTCACTTTCATCACTATCAATCACAGCCACATGGCGAAAATTAATACCTTCAAAATCTTTATAAAATGTTTTTGCCAATTCTAAAGCGCCAGAAGAAGCGTCCACTAATAAAACTTTACAAAGATATTTTTTATTTTTATTCAGGAATTCGGTAACTTTATCATTACCTTCGTTGCATCCAATTTGTAGTATGTTCATATTTCAAGATCAAATAATTGTTTACGGAATACTTTGAAGTTCATCTCAATATCATATAGAGCATCATGAAGCCTTTTGGGGTCATGGTCAATATTATATTTCTTTAGTAGAGTTGCTTGGGATGTTTTTAAGCCTCTTTCTCTATAGTTTAGTAATCTATATTGCCAATTAATAAAATCATTTTTAGCCACAGGTATTTCTTTTGCGATAGCTGTTGCTAAAGACTTTGTATCAATTATACGAGAAACAAAGGAGTAGTCTGGTTCTTTACCCATTAGCTTACGCCAGATATTCACCATGTAAACATCAAATCCTAGTAAGTTTTGACCGATGATTAAATTGTTTTCGTCGTAAAGATCTTTAGAAAATTCCTCCCAAACTTGATTCGGAGCTTTACTTTTTTTATTGTATTCTTTTGTGGAGAAGCCTGTCACTTTCGCAGCTCCTTCTGAAACATTAAGGTTAGGCCAATGGATAAACATGTCATTACGCGCAATAACTTTATCACCTTCGGCTAATAACCATGCAACTTGCCAAGGCCGAGAAGTGACCAAGTTCAAACCCTCTGTTTCAGTATCAAAGACCACATATCTTTGCTTTTTGTTAAATCTAAGTAGTGATTCGTTCATTTTTGTTTTTCTAAGTAAGATTCAAAACAGAACTCATCGCTCCCAAAGTGGTCTAAATTAGGACAACTTAAGGTAGCGGGTCTGCCAAAGTTCCTATTACAAATAATTTTGTATGTTTGTAAGGCTTCTACGTCCTTTTTGTTTTTGTAGTAAATACTTTTGACTGTTTTTACGGGTCTATTGATTCTGTCAGAAAATGCAATGACTTTTTCCCGCAATAATTGATCAAATGGTAAATTATTTTTTTCCACCCAAAAAGTAGGAGTTATTTTGTTAAAATCAGGCAAACATTTCTTTAAATGAAAATTATTATTAAAAATAAATGAATCATAAAAAGGAATAACTAGCTCAACACTATCATTCCAAACAGAATTAAGAAAAGAAAAATCAACCTTACCATTCCCTGTATGCGCGTAAGAATATATTTTATAAAGAAGTTTACATCCAGCATCATCATTCGCAAATATTACAATCTTATGGTCTGAATTGTCATCTTCTTTTACGTCATTACAACAAGTCAGCCTCAATCCAAAAACAAGATCAATGCCTCTATCCTTACACCTATTGTGGGCGGTAACAAACCCCGTCATAGAGTCCTCCACAAGAACTAGTGATTTAATATTGTTATCTTCGCATATAGAAAGAATGCTATCAGGACCACCCTCGATCTCATTTTCATCAAGGGTTAGAATACTCTTTCCTATGGAGTAGGTGGACTTAAATACAGGTATCATTGCTGTAAGATACCATAGTCATTACAGAAGTCAAGAAGAATGTGCAGGACAACCTTGATAATATCTAAGCTCACAAGATCCACCTTCAGGAATAGCAGTCTCTACAAAGTCTTCTTCGAAATATGACTTTAGAAACTGACCATCTTTGTCATAAACTTCGTAGTAAAAAAAGTCAAACTTCATTGGGCAGTGCCATTTAGGAGAACCGTCTTTTTTTAGTTCTCCCTTTCTTGTAGCGAAACCACAAAGAAGTTTACCGCTAAAAGAGTTGTCTTTTGGAAATCCTTGGTGAGCTGCGAAATTGTATTTAGCGTCTCTCTCTGAAAAACAATCTAGATATTTTTGTATCTCTGTAAGCTGTAGCTCAAACCCTTCTAATTCGTCAGGATCTAAAGGCTTCATTCTAACCACACCAGATTTAGAAGCATTAGGGTCTAGATCAAACTTTAAAAACAAAAATTCAGAAACTCTATTAGAGTAATTTGGGAAAAGTTTTTTTACAGCTAGGCTGTACATTAAATCTTGTAGATTATCGGTTTGATCTTTTCCTTTGAAAACGTCTTTACTTGTTTTAAAATCCCTTATAAGAGCAAATTTTTCTTTTTTGTATAAAAAAAGCTTATCGATAAAGCCCCTTATTTTATAGCTGATCTGACCTTCTGTTTTTATAATGTCAAAATCTTTTTCCGAATACTCCTCTGTAGGTTTGCATAAATCACCACCAAAAAAATCGTAGGATAATCCATTAAATATCATATCCTTCATTAAATCCACATTTTCTTGATCATCAACACCTTCCTTCACGGCATGTTTCATGATCAACCTCTTTATCGATGGAACCGAAAAAACATCTTTAGTTTTAATTATTTTATTAAAATATTTTTTTCTTTTTTTAACACCTAAAACCTCAAAGACAAGGTGGCATATAGAACCTCTCCTAGCTCCATCATTTCCTTTCTCTGGCAGATGAAGCTTATATTTACACCAATATAACCAAGAGCAGGACTGTGCTGTCTTAATTCGACTGGCAGATAAAGGTGTTTGAGGGTCAGGCATCACTAAGTAATAAAGCTGTCTTTATTTCTTTTTTAGTGAAGCTTGAAGAATTGTTTTTAACAAAATCGCAAATAAATTTTAATTGTGCATTCTGGTCTATTGATTTTTCATTCCAATATTTATTTATGTCACAACCATCTAAATGAGCATCACCAAAATCATTATATGACTTGGGAGGAAATTTTACACTTAAACACGCAAGATCGAAGTAGGTAGAGAGTTTTAAAAAACTTTTTAACGCCGCAATAAAGCCCCTATTTTCCCCACTGTTGTTATCGTTATTTGTTGAAATATATATCCGATTAATACACCTACCACTAAGGTAATTAACAATGTTATTATTGACAGATAAACCAAAAATGACAAGAACATTCCTAATGTTTTGTTCATAAAGAGCCAACGCATCACCTATACTTTCTACTAAAATTACTTCTTTTTTTAAATCAATCTCTTCTTCTACCCCCGTGCTTTGATTAAAAGCTGGATAAACCCAATTATTTCTCTTCCCTATATGTTTCCATTTAGGGAAGTTGTTATCTTCATCTACTTTTCTTCCTGAAAAGCCAATTATTTGTTTGTGTTCATTATATACAGGAAAGACCATTCTTCTATACATCTTACCTACTCCTGCCAAACCTACTTGAAAAGCTTTTTGAGTTTCTTCAGAAATATTTCTCTTGCTATAGAAGTTATAATTTGGGAATAATCTCTCTAAATGAGAGTCGTCGTAAATTTTTTCCATTTCAATTTTTTCTTTGGGTTGATAAACAGTTACGTTATCTGTAGAAGAATTTGATAAAATTTCTTCTATCTGTTTGTTGTCCTTAAGAGTAAGTCTAATTAAAGCTTCAAAAGGTTTGCACCCTTTGTTTTCAACGAAGTCCATCCAAACACCAGTGTTTTTGTATATTTTAACAGCGGTATTATTGTCTCCATCTCTATAAAGGGCTTGGGTTCTCCAATGATCGCCACAGTCTATCAAGCTGTAGCCTATGGATTCCAGAATTCCTTGGAACTCTTCAGAATTGATCGAAGTCGGGGATTGTTTCTTGGATTCCATCACTGTCTAATTCTTCCTCTCCATTTAAAACTCTTGCTATATCTCTAAGGTCTCCTCTTTCTGTAATATTAAAATTATTAAAATCTAAATTAATAGCATTTTTTCTTAAAGAATCACCAATACTTACAGGCTCTACTGCTCCAGCAATATCACTTCCTAAATGTCGAGCTTTCACGTTGATAAGTTTATGTGTCCCAAATCTTCCTCCTTCAGTTTCTACTTCATCTGTAGTTTTACTGCGAAGAATAAACATGTGAGAACAGAATTGAGTGATTCGATCTGACAAGGAAACAATAGATTCATCGTCAACTATATTTTGAGAAGTCCTGTTTGTTGTTATACCATACCTATTAGACTGAACAGATGTTATCATTGGTATGACTGGGTTGCCTTCATGTAAAATCTCTTTCTGAACACACTTTTTAAATTTGTCCACCATCTCGCCGACAACTTGCCATTCTGATTTATTGCCGTTATTTTCAGATGTTGTTTTAATGTAATCAAAAGAAAAAACCATCTGGTTTCCTCTGCCGACCTTAGAGTAGTAAAATCTCTTCAATGTGTTTACCATAGAATCTACATCCATACCTCCCACATTGTAATAGTAAAACTTTAAGTTTTTTACTTTAGGCCAAACAGATCTTACTTTTTGTACGACATCTTCTCCTGCCTTTCTCCACTTACCACTTTCTAGCAAATGCATAGGAACACCAGACAAGGCAGCGCACTGTCTCATAATAAGTTCCTCTTTACTCATCTCTCCGTTGTCAAAATGTAAGACAGGGACATCATACTGTAAGCTCACCTTAGTGGAATAATCCATGCAAAATTGTGTCTTACCAACTCCAGACCGCGCCACAATAACGGTTATATTGCCAGCTCTTAATAAAGATCCATAAATATCATTTATTTTTTGATGTGGACCCATCATGCCAAATTCTGTCACGGGGTTATTCCCACGCTCTTCGACAAGAGCTTCCATTTCCTCATAAATGTTTTCTGGAGTATCGTTTCCTATCTCATAAAGATTAATTCGAGAATTATAAACATTATCAGCTACCTCTACGATATCTCTATAAGAAGATTCTGGAGATATATTCTTCATCTTCTTAGCTATCTCTTGAGAGGATTCTAGTATTTCTCTTCTTATTGTATACTTTTTGAGTTCTTTAGCTGTTTTTAAAATATTACCTTTAGGCACTTTTCTCAAAGACAAAGACTTAATGTAATCAGAAGGATTAAGGTTATCTTCAAAAGACAAACCAACCTCATTTACTCTTTGCGCGATTATAATCTCATCAATTTCATCACCCGCATCAATGGCTTGCTGAATGATTCTAAAGATAGCGGAATGCAAAGAGCTTTGCTTGGAATAAAAATCTGAATTGCTAATAAAATTAGAAATTTCAGAAAGGCTCTCTGGCTCTTTGAGTAAACCTGCCAATAATTGTTTTTCTAGTTCAAAATTGTATATCATCTAATCTTCTTCTGTTATCTCATGAGCTGGGCTTTGGAAATGATTTTCCAAGGCTTTTGTTAAAGCAAATTCTGTCATACCACAATCAAATTTGCAATAAATAAGTGGTTTGCCGTTTTCAGAAGAAACAGCCATAATGACACCTTTATACCTATCTGCACCACCTGACAGATCATAGATTTTGTCAACCATTTCTGTGGGGATACAAAATTCCCCGTTATCACTTCCTTCTGGTAAATTCATAGATAGATGTCTTGTTTGTTAAATAAAGATGCTTTTATTTCGTCTTTAGGGTAAACCTCTGCCAGTTTAATTTTATTAGCTTGACAAAAGTTTAATTTTTGCTCATCTCTTTTTAGTTGATCAGCATACTTAAAATGGTTCTTGTGAAAATGCTTTACAAATTTAGTGTGTTGAGCGCCTTGGACTTCAACTGCTATTTTTTTATTAGCGTTATAAAAATCTAAAGTTAATCTGCTTCCAACAACCCTAAATTCTTCAAAGACAATATCATTTTCCCAAAATGGCCGCAAGAATTTTTTCACACTTGTTTGGAATTTACTTCTGCTAGGCTTATCCCAATCAATTAAATATTTCTTTGCGTTTTTAAGATTTCTTTCTTTCCCATACTGATCAACAAACTTCATGCCCCAATTTGTTCTCTAAAATACTTTATCAAAAATTTAGATAAATCTTCATTTTGATCCAATGTTTTAAAAAGGTTGTTGTCTCCTTGTATTTGTTCAGGAAACTCAAAATCGTTCTCTTTTAAAAGCTCTTGAAAATCTTCAGTAGGCTTGATCCATGCACCCTTTTTTTCAACAAATTCCCAAGCGTATAATAAATCTACAATTTCTTTTTCAATCCAAATAGAGTTACCCCCAGAGCGGTTATATCTAACAGGGTAGGTTAAGCTTACGTTGGATTTTTCATTGGGAGATTTACAGATTAAAACTTTTGCAAAATGACCAATGATTGGATTCTTTTTTTCGTCAATAGTTTTTAAGCTAGGGTTTTGAAGAATCAAATCTGATTTGTATCTAGGTTGGAACTGGATAACACTGTTAGCATAATGTTGCAAAGCATATCCCCCTGTGGCTACAGACTGTCTAGGGGGTTCTTTAGAATATTGATCTCTCATCTCTGACCTCACTTGGCTGATGAAAATAGCCATATGACCCCTCTTACCTAAAGCGATACTGGTTTGTTTGCACCAAGTAGAAGCAATACTCGCTCCTGCGGCTATTTTAGCAAACTCATCAAAACCTTTAGACGCATCATTTTTCGCAACCAAACCATCAACAGAGTCTAATATGAAACAATATTTATGTTTATTCTTTTCATTGTCGATGAGTTGTTTGATGCAAGTCATTGCGGTTTCGTAGATATTTGTTTCTAAAACAAAGCAAGTCCCATCTACCCACTCTTCTGCTGACCACACAAATTTGACCCCAGATCTTTCTCTAACTTCTTTTCCTAATCTACCTTCAGCTTTAATATACAAGCCTCTAGGTTTTTCTATTGTGTTTAGAAAGTTTTTCATAACTTCTAAAGCCTCGGAAGTTTTTCCTCCTTCTGTTAGACCAGTGAAACGATGTAACCCAGGTCCAAACCCTCCATTCATGCACAGATCGAATTGAAGAGAGCCGCTAGAAACTTTATAATCGAACTCCTCTTCAAAATTGTAATGATCGGTTTTATTTGATTTCAAAAAATTACCTAAAATATCGTTTGGTTCTGGTCCTTCACTCATGTAAAAAGTCTTTTATTGTTTTAATTTTACGAGGTAAATTGAGATCTTCTCCTACCTTGTCGCCTATATCATAGGTCTTATACTTCGATAAGTCAACCTTAAAATTAAAAGCTCTGAATTTTTCATCAAGAGTTCCTTTAAGCTTATCGCTGACAAGGTAAGCTAAAGAGTCAAATTTTTTATCAAAAGAGACAATAGACATGAAATCCTGTGAGTAACGATCACAAAGATCGTTAAGCATTTTCATTTCTCTAGCAAAAAAAGGTCTTCTCCCTTTTTCGGGGACTTCTAGCAATCTGAATAAGATTTCTCTTTTATTAAGTCCCTTTTTTTTGCTCACGGGTAAGGGTAAGCCGATGCGACATCAAGGTCAACCATTTTTTTGACCAGTTGAAGAAAGTTGGTTTGAGGTTCCCAACCAAGTTCTTTTCTAGCCTTACTTGAGTCTCCCCATAATAAGTCAACTTCAGCAGGTCTATAGAAATCCTTATTGATTTCTACAAGAAGATCAGGGCCATGAATATATTTTTCATCCAATCCTTCACCCTTCCATCTGCATTGACTTCTATGAAATCCAGCAAAATTAAAAGATTCTTCTACAAACTCTCTAATTGTGTGCGTTTCGTTTGAAGATAACACATAATCTTTTGGATGTTTCTCATTTTGATTTAGCATTAACCACACACCTTTTACAAAATCTTCAGCATCACTCCAGTCTCTTTTTGTATCTACATTACCCAATTGTAAAGGTTTAACCACTTTTCCCATTTCATATTCTGCAACAATTCGCGCAACATTTTTAGTAATTTTACGAGTAACGAACTCTTCACCTCTCCTTATCCCCTCATGATTAAATAACCAGCCCTGAACTGCATAAATATCATAAGAATCTCTGTAAACCTTAACTAAATGTCTAGCAGCGCACTTGGATGCCCCGTAAGGGCTTCTGGGGCGTAGAGGATGCTCTTCTGTCTGTGGAGAAACTATAACATCACCAAACTCTTCAGAGCTGCCAGCGTTGTAATAGCGGCAGTTAGGATTGTGTCTGCGAATAGCTTCTAATTGATGCAGAACAGCCATACAATTAGTTTGCATATGATTGAAGGGCATATCCCAACTGCTGCCAACAAAAGAATTTGCTGCAAAGTTAATGAAGTAGTCAGGTTTATGTGTCGAGATAACTTTCTCTGTATTTTGCGGATCAGATACATCTAAATCAACTAGAAAAAATCTAGGGTTATCTTTTAAATGTTTAATATTTTTATGGTTCTCGACACTTAATCTTCTAACACCTCCAACAATTATATGTTCTGTATGTTTAAGCAAATAGTCAGCCATAAGGCTACCATCTTGACCAGTGATTCCTGTTATTAATACTTTTTGCATTATTCGTTGATATACCAGTTGTAAGTTTTCTCTAAACCCTTTTCTAAAGTTGTTTCAGCAACAAAATTAAGTTCTTTTTTAGCTTTGCTTGTGTCAAGACATCTACGAGGTTGACCGTTTGGCTTGCTTTCGTCAAAGTTTATCTCTCCCTTGTAACCTACGACATTTTTTATGAGAACAACAAGATCTTTGATTGATATTTCTTGACCAGTTCCGATATTCATTGGTTCTGG